TTTTAAAACTCTTTTTATAAATTTTGATTTAGCTCTACAACGTTATATTGATAATACAGGATTAAAAGATTACTACAGTCAATTTAAATTTGTGCCTATGAAAATACAACAAACACTACCCACACAGGGTTATCATGTTTGGCATATTGAACATGGTTCGAGAAAAGACAACGCTCACAGAGTAATTGTATATACCATATATTTAAATGATGTTGAAGAAGGGGGTGAAACTGAATTTTTACATCAATCAGTTAGAGTTAAACCTAAAACAGGGCGAATTGTTTTGTGGCCCGCTGGTTATCCTTTTGTGCATAGAGGTAATCCTCCTTTAAAAGGAGAAAAGTATATTATGACAGGTTGGTTAAATTGTGAGGATTAATAAGAAGAAAAAGAAGTAGGTCTTGCACCTTTTCTTGCTATTTGATCAGCTTCACTTTCAGTAGTATTTACTGATCCGTCTTCATTATATGTAATAATAACATCTGCGTCCCAATCAGCTTGTAATTGAGCTAAATGTGCTGCATCCCATTTTGAAACAAACTGAGCTCTAAAATCACCTAATCCAGAGCTAGTCCATGTTGCATGAGGAGTGTGATCTCTAAACTCTACGCTATCATTGTAGTCATGATTATCGTCAATATATTGAATGGCCCAAATATTAGACCACTTTGAATCATTCCAAAAAGCATCATCATTTATTGCATAAGTAATTCCTAATGATTGACTTCTGATTACTTTGTCGTCAAATATTACTGTCCATGTTGCATTAGTTGCCATTATTATTCTCCTTAAGTTTTAATTACGTACATTACTGTTAAATATGGTTGCAGAACTGAAGTTGCATCACCAGAAAAAGTTGCGCTCATGTTGTGGTCGTGACCTGATCCAGATCCTGCACCACCAGTACTCGCAGGTGAAAAATATGCCGGTGGTCTAGACGGATAAGATCCCGGTGAGTTGTTGATTGCGTTACCACCACCTGGGTGTGTGTGCGGGGCAAGTTGAGCAACGGACAAAGTTGCATTGGCAGTTGAACCTCCAACGTTTCCAGTTGCAGTCACAGTGTTTGCTCCACCAGTTGAAGCTAATGCTTTGTTGTTAGATTTTGAAACTGCTACATTGTCTTGTAAATCCGGTAGGTTAAAAGTCGAGCCTCCGTCTCCAACTCCATAAGTAGTTGAAATAATTGCAAATAAATCTGAGTAAGTTGATCTTGAAACTGCTGCACCATTACATTCTAAGAAACCTGTTGGTACTGAAGCAGTAGACCATGGAACAATAGTACCTGTAGGAATTCCTTCGATACCTGTAAGATTTGCACCAGAAAAATCGTATTTTGTAGCTTCGTAATTTGACATAATCTATTATCTCCTATTTCTCTGTGTAAGTCCATCCAGTAGTAGCATCACCAGAAAAAACTAGTGAGAAAGCTGCACCCTGTGTGTTAACTGTTAAATTAGATGCTGCGTTAGCAATGTTAGAACTATTTCTATCAACAACTAAAGCATTTGAATCGAAATCATAACCTTGGTCTACAAATGTAACCATGTCACCTGTACTTGGTGACGCAGGGAGTGTAATCGTAACTCCTCCACCATTTGTATTTACTAAAAGTTGAGCACCTGCTTGAACTGTTTCAGCTGCAGTAACTGCTCTCCATACTTTTAATTCAGAACCTTTATTAACATTAGTTCCATCTGACCATAATTGATAAGTGTGACCTTCACATAAAAGAATTCCTGTTCCAGAAGAAGTTTTGAAAGTTAAAGTGTATCCTGCGTGATCACATCCATCCCACACTGTGTATGTTTTTTCTACAGAGTCAGGGATAGAAACTGTAAGATTTGCTTCTAAGGTACCTGTTAATTTTATTACTTCGTTTTTTCCATTAGAAACTGCACCATTAGTAAAAGTTAATGATCTAGCAGTGTCAGTTATATTAAAAGTATCATAACCACCAATTGCTTGTTCTAGGATTAATAAGTTTGTATTTGTAATTTGTCCCCAAGTTCCCGAGTTTTCACCGGTTGCTTGTACTGTAAGTTTTAGACTTGCTGATGTCGAGTTAGCCATTTTTAATTCCTTATATATTCATATTATTAAAAAAAGTGGTTTCTGTCAAACCCCTTTATGCAGCCACTACTTGCCATCCAGGTGGATCTATAGGTGCTGAACCCGTATCTACTTCGTTCCAGATTAAAGCACTACCACTTCCTACAGCTACAGTCAACCCAAATCCAGTTACATCTATGTCTGCATTTGCTGTAACAGAAGTACCTGTTCCTAATGCTGCTGTTAATGCTTGCCCTGTAATAGCGGCTATTGTATTTGCATCACCAACAACTGTGCCTAATGCTGCTGTTAATGCTTCTCCTGTAGGAGTAACAACATGATCTGCTACACCGGCTACAGTACCTAAAGCGGCAATCATGAAATTGCCTGTAATCATCGCATCTGGTGCGGGGTCTATATTAGCTAAAGTTAATTGTGCAACATTTAAAGTATTGGCCGTAATAGTTGCATTAGCTTGAACCGAAGCACTAGCTAAAGTAGCTGTTAATGCTTGACCTGTTACACTTACATTTGCCCAATCTCCTTCAGCGCCCCAAACCCATTGACCCCAAAAATATCTACCCCAACCTGATTGGTTATAGGCTTCAAGAGAGCCAAGAGCCATTGTTGCAAGATTAGTACTTAACATTGCATCAGGGCCCGCGTCTGCGCTTGCGAGTGTAGCTGTTAATGCTTGACCGGTTGGATAAGCACTGGTAGTTCCAATTACGGATGATGGACTAGAAAGGGCAGCAGTTAAAGCCTGACCCGTAGGAGTATTAATATAATCGGTTTTACTTGTTTCATTACCCAAGGAAGCAGTTAATGCTTGCCCTGTTAAACTAACAGTAATATTACCGAGTAAACCCCAGGTGCCGAAACCCCAGGTTAGTTTATTCCATCCTGCTGACATAGGAAGTTACCTCCCTATTATCCTGAGACTCTAAGAATTGCTGCTGTTGAAGTTGCTGCTGGGAATTGAACTGTGAATGTACCAGAAGTAGCCGTTTTGTCTCCGCCGAAATCTAAAACACATACCGCTGAATTTGTAGTAGTCGATGATGTATTATAAATTAATGCTCCTCTAGCGGTTAATGTAACACCTGTCCATGAACGATCAGCCCAGTCGACTCTAGCCACACCTGCAGTCATAGAAGTCCCTGAGTTAACTAGTTCTCCTCCACCTGCTGCGTATTGACCACTGTCACCAACTTCGTTTGAAGCTGAATATGCAGTAGTAGCTGAGTTTAGCGTCGCCGAAGAAGTGTAAAGACTAATTTTAAAAACATCGCCACCAGAAGCCTTCCCGTTGAAGTCTCCTTCCATCAATAACTTTTTAAAGTTGTTTGCAATTGCTTGTGTTATAGCCATAGTTTCTCCTTAACTTATTTTCCTATACGAGGAACACCGCTTTGATATTCGTCTCGTCTTCGTCTTCCCATTTGTTCTATTGAGAAGCCTTCAATCACTTGTTTATACTTTCCTTCGTATAATTGCAAGAGATCATTTGGCCCCTTTAGAAAAGAAAATGCTTCTATAAGGCATGCATACAAAAGCCCATTGGGAAAGTATAGACTTAAATATGTTGTCGTATTTGTACTAGATAATCCGGGGTCTTTCAAGATATAATTTAACTGGATTGTATAGGTCGCATCCGGGGTTGGAGCCACGACTATAGTATCTTTATCCCACCAACTATAATATTTAGGAACCCCTGCCGCCCCTTCAGGATTAAATTCTGACATAAAACTTGTGTCTCTATATTGTAAAAAATCTCTATTGCTTGAAGCTCCTACTCCTGAAGAATCTGTTATTTGAGCTGATCTAATAACCAAGGCGTCTGCTGGTGTATCAATAAATCTTGTTGAAGCAATCATCTGAGCAGTTTTATATCTTCTACTCGCATCCATATCTATTTCCCGCTGAATTTTCCACTCGGCGTCTTCAATAAAACCATTTATAATAGCATCGGTTAAAACAGTTGAAGTAACCTCTGTGTAATTTCTAATTTTGTCAACTAATTCTGCGTATGTCATATTATCCTTGTTGGAAATCCAATGGCCCTGCTA